AGTCTTGGCACGGCTGGAAGCATCAAAAGCGTTCTGGTTGTTTGTCTAATACTGCGGATAGAATTGTTATGTGAATAAATGCAAGAATTGTCAGGCTGTTTTACCTGAGCGTGCTGATGGTCAATTAGGCCGTAATCAGCTTTATTGCAATGAACTGTGTGGCAAGTTATTTCGTGGTGAGATTAGATTTGTTGAGAAGCCTACTAATTGTTTATGGTGTAATGGTCTTTTAGATCAGCGTGGTGCTGGTTATCCTAAGAAGTTTTGTTCTCGCAAACATGCTGCTTATTTTCGTCAAGCTAATAAGCCTAAAGTTCCAAGAGTGGAAAAGGTTTGTTCTTGGTGTGGAAAATCTTTTGTGACTAATTTGTCGAAATCCAGATTTTGTCAGTCAGTATGTCGTAATGAGTTTTATCGGGTGGAGAAGTTGGAAGCGACTAAGGCTCGTCAGTTGGAGAATCCTCGTAGATTTGATTTTGTTTGTGAGAGATGTGGTAAGTCAGTTGTTTCGGAGGTTCGTGTTACTCGTGGAGCTTATGGCAGATTTTGTCGGCCTTGTGGTTTGGTTCTAAGGCGTGAGCGTTATCGAGTTAAGACTGCTAAAAGGCAGGGTGTTGCTAAGCCTGCGAGATTGTCGGCTGATGTATTGATTGAGCGTGATGGTAATCTTTGTCGTTTATGTAATACTGAGATTGATTTGACTTTGGCTCGTAATAGTCGGTGGGGTGCGACTATAGACCATATTGTCCCTTTGTCTTTAGGTGGTTCTGATGGGATTGAAAACATGCAGTTAGCTCATTGGATTTGTAACATCAAGAAGGGTAATCGGGTAGATGCCTAATCCTGGTAAGCCTGCTGAGGTGAAACGGAAACTTGGGGCTAAGGGCTACACTGGCTCTGTGCCTGAGAATGTCGTTGCTATTCCTGCTGTTAGTCAAGTGCCTGAGCCTTTGCGACCTTTGTCTGGGTCTGGTTTGGATTTGTGGGATAGGACTTGGCAGCGTGGTTTTAGTTGGTTGTCGGCTAATACGGATATTCAGTTGTTGCAGATTACTTGTGAGCAGTTGGATGAGCGTGACCAGTTGCGTGATTATGTTTTGGAGAATGTTGAGGCTTGGCATGAGCGGTCTGCTTTGCGTGAGCTTGAAAAGAGTATTCGTTCTAATTTGAGTTTGCTTGGGTTTACTCCTACTGATCGCATGAAGTTGGGTGTTGCTGAGGTGAAGGTTGAGACTAAGATGGAGCAACTTCGTAAACGGCAGCAAGAGCGTGAGCAGGCTCAGGTGATTGAGATTGTCGCAGAGTAAGTCTTGGCCTCCAGCGTGGGTGACTCCTACTAGGTTTGAGTTTGGCTCTAAGGGTGATGATGCGATTGATTTTATAAATACTTTTGTGACTTTGACTAAGGATTCGATTGCTGGTAGTGCTGGTGAGCCGATTGAGTTGCGGGCTTGGCAGGAGGAGTTGCTTCGGGAGACTTTGGTTTTGGATGAGCGTGGTTTGTTTCAGAAGCGAACTGCTCTTTGGGGTATGGCTCGAAAGAATGGTAAGTCTGCTCTTGTCACTGGTTTAGGTATGTGGTTTTTGTTCAATGGGGATGAGGGTGGTGAAGTTTATTCTTGTGCTGCTGAGAAAGAGCAAGCGAGAATAACCTTCGGTGATGCTCGAAAGATTATTGAGCGTGAACCTGAGTTGGCTGCTATGTGCAACATTTATAAGGATGTTATTGAAGTGCCTGCGACTGGTTCGATTTGGAGAGTGTTGTCTGCTGAGGCTTACTCTAAGGAAGGTTTGAATGCTTCTGCAGTTATCTTTGATGAGGTTCATGCTTTGCAAGACCGGACTATGTGGGATGTTATGCAGTTGTCTATGGCTTCTCGTAAACAACCTATGATGTTGGCTACGACTACTTGTGGAGTGAAGTCTGATGCTTCGGGTCAAGATTCGACTGCTTTTCAGTTGTATCAGTATGGTAAGCGTGTTGCTTCTGGTGAGATTGATGACCCTAGTTTTTATATGGCTTGGTGGGAAGCACCTTTGGATGCAGATCATAGATTGGAAAGCACTTGGATTGCAGCTAATCCAGGATACGGAGACCTAAATAGTAAAGAGGATTTTGAGTCTATGGTGAAGAGGACTCCTGAGCCTGAGTTTCGCACTAAGCGTTGCAATCAATGGGTGAGCTCGAAGAATGCTTGGTTGCCTGCTGGTGTTTGGGAGACTTTGCAGGCTGATGTTGTTGTGCCTTTTGATGCTGAGATTGTGTTGGGTGTGGATGGTTCGTTTTCTGGGGATACGACTGCGATTGTGGGTGTGACTGTTCCTAAAGGTCAGGAGGATAAGCCTCATGTGTTTTTGGTTGAGGCGTGGGAGAAGCAGCCTAATGATAGTGATGATTGGCGTGTGGACACTATTGAGGTTGAGGAGCGTATCAAGATGTTTTGTGCTGAGCATCCGAATGTGAAGGAGATTGCTTTTGACCCTTTTCGTTGGCAGAGATCTATGCAGATACTTATGGACTATGGACTTCCTGTGGTTGAGTGGCCTTCGACTTCGGCTCGTAGGATGATTCCTGCTACTCAAAAGGTGTTTGATTCAGTGACTGAGGCTAGTTTGACTCATGATGGTAGTCCGTTGTTGGCTCGACATATTGATAACTGTGTTTTGAAGATTGATAATTTGGGTGCTCGTATTGTGAAGGAGTCGAGGGCTAGCAATAGGCGTATTGACGCTGCGGTTGCTTTTGTTATCGCTTATGACCGAGCAACAAGTAAACTAAATACTGATGTATTACCTGAGTTCTTTTTCTAAGGATAAGTTTTGTTAGCTACTGTTTTGCAGGCTCTAGGGATTTCGATTATTTCGATTGCAGCAGGTTTGGTTTATGTTCCTGCAGGGATTCTGGTGGCTGGTGTTGGGGTTTTGTTGTTTGGTTTGGCTTTGGATAGAGGTAGCAAATAATGTTGCGTAATCTTGGTGGTGAGACTCGTGCTATTTCGTTTCAGACTATTTGGGGTTCTGGTGATCTAACTAGTTTTGAAACTCAGGCGGGGTCTTTTATTGACTACACAACTGTTATGGGTATTAACTCTGTTTGGGCTTGTGTGTCTTTGATTGCTGACACTATTTCGGCTTTACCGGTTGACACTTACATTAGGCGTGATGGTATTGCTTACCCTTATCGTCCTCGACCTGCTTGGGTTGCTCGACCTGATGCAATGATTAACCCTAATTCGTTTTGGCAACAAACAATGATTAGCCTTCTGCTTGACGGCAATGCTTTTATCAGAATCTTTAGAGACCCGATTACTGGGCAGATTCTTTCAATGATGGTTTTGAACCCAATGAAGGTTTCTGTCTCTCGTAAAGCTAACGGCACTAAGCGTTATACCTATACTGGCGAAGATGGTAAAGAGTTATCGTCTGATGATATGTTGCATATCACAGGAAGCATTTTGATGCCTGGTGAGATTCGTGCTAAGTCAACTGTTGACACTCTCAAAGAGAATTTAGGTTTGTCAATGTCTTTGGAGAGTTTCGCTGCTAGATTCTTTGGGCAGGGCACTCAGGTTGGTGGTGTGATTGAGTATCCTGGAGCGTTGACTGCTGAACAGGCTGAGAATCTTGCTAAGAGTTTTGACCGGATGCATAAGGGTTATCGTAAAGCACATAAGACAGGCATTTTGTCTGGTGGGGCTACTTTCAAACCGACTCAGGTTGCTAATGATCAGGCTCAGATGTTGGATTCTCGGAGACTTGCTGTTGAGGATGTTGCTCGTATTTTCCGTGTGCCTTCTAACATGATTGGTTTGGCTGAGCGTGGGGCACAGAGTTATAACTCGAATGAGCAGAATGCTATTGCTTTTGTGACTCACACTCTTAGACCCTGGATTGCTAAGTTAGAGGATGCGTTCTCTCAGCTTCTTCCTGATAACGCTTATTTGGCGTTTTCGACTGATGATCTTCTTCGTGGTGATTATGCGACTCGTATTGAGGGTTACAGCAAGATGTTGCAGAATGGTGTTTTGTCTGTCAATGAGGTTAGGCGTAAAGAGAATATGCGACCTGTTGATTCTGGTGATGCTTTGCGTGTTCCTTTGGCGAATGTGAATCTTGATGCAGCTGATTTGGTTGAATATGAAAACAAGGTTGGTATGGCTCAGAAACTTATTTCTATGGGCTTTGTTCCTGAAGCTGTTTTGAAGAGTCTTGGTTTAGACCCTATTTCTCACACTGGTTTGCCAACTGTGCAATTGCAGAATCCTACTCTTGTCCCTGAGGGCAGTTATGAGACTGGGGAATAATGCCTTATTTTATTTCAAAGTCTGATTCTGGTTGGAATACTGTGAAAGAGGATGGCACTGTTTTGGGGAAGCATCCTGATAAGAAGAAGGCTATTGCTCAGATGGTTGCTTTGAGTATTGCTGAGAAGATGCCTCCAGGTGGGGAGTTGAAGCGTGCAGTGCAGGCAGGCACATATAATCCGCCTAAAGGGGTTCAGGAGGCTGCTCAGCGGGCTTTGAAGTGGATTGATGAGGGTAAGGCTGGTTCAGGGTTTACTTCTGTTGGTAGGCGTAGGGCTAGTCAGTTGGCTTCGGGTGAAGCGGTTTCGGCTGATGTTGTGAATCGTATGATTTCTTATTTTGCTCGTCATGAAGTTGATAAGCAGGCTAAGGGTTTCAATGCAAGTGAAGAAGGGTATCCGACTCCTGGCCGTGTTGCTTGGGATGCTTGGGGTGGAGATGCCGGTCAAAGTTGGGTAAATAAAATGAATGAAAAAATGTCTGTTAGAGCTGTAGTGCCTATTGGGATTACTGATTTGGATGACACTCTGGTTGTCAATGGTGAGTTGCATCAGGATTATTATGACTGGTTAGACCATCAGAATGTTGACCTTTACATTGTGACTGGGCGTGATGAGTCTGAGCGTGAGACCACTATGGATCAGTTGGATGAATACAACATTCAATATCGTGAGTTGATTATGAAGCCTGCTGCTGTTCCTCCAGCGGGTATCAATGAATGGAAGGGAACTGTGGCTGCTGAACTTTTAAAGGATGGAAACACTGTGAGTTTTGCTGTTGACAATAACCCAGAGGCTCGTGCAGCTTATAAGAAGGCTGGTGTGACTGAGGTTTATGACCCTAAGACAATCACTTATGATTCGACTGCTAAGCGTGATGCTTATGATGGTATGCCTGAGACTATGGTTGAAGAATCTGCTGAGCCTACTAAACAGGATTTGGCTGATGAACTTCGTGAACTTTTGGGCAACATTGTGTCTGCAAAGTTTTTGGCTCATGGTGCTCACTGGAATGTGAAGGGTGTTTTGTTCTCTCAGTTCCATGAGTTTTTTGGTGAGATTTATGCAGATTATGATTCTGTGATTGACCCGCTTGCCGAGAATATTCGTAAGTTGGATGTTGATTCGCCTTTTACTTTGCCTCAGTTTGTTGCTGATACTGAGATTGATGCAACTTTTATTGGTGGTGACCCTGTTCAGTTGTCTTTGGCTATCTATAAGGCTAATGAGATTTTGATTGGCGACATTGTTGAGACTCTTTGCACTGCAGATGAATTGAAGCAGCAGGGTATCTATAATTTCTTAGCTGATTTGCAGGATAGGTTCTCGAAGTGGCATTGGCAGTTGGGCACAACTATTGGTGATGATTTGCGTGATGCTTACGCTGTTGATGTTGAGGAAGTTGATGAGCCTTTGATGCCTGGTGAGACTGTTCCTAACATGCCGGCTAAGGATGTTGGGGAGATGGATGTTCAGGTTGATTCTGTTCGTTTTATTGACCCGACTCAGGTTGCGGTTTTGGCTAAAAGGGGTGAGCGTGTGACTAAGGGTATTGAGCGTAGACAGATTGTTCGTGATCTTGAGATTCGTCAAGAGGGTGATGGTATGACTCTTAGGGGTTATGCTGCTGTGTTCAATAGTGCTTCTCAGCCGTTGCCGTTTATTGAGCGTATTCAGCCTGGTGCTTTTAGGGCTTCTTTGCAGTCTCGTAATGATGTGAAGTTGCTTTGGAATCATGATACTGGGACTGTTTTGGGTTCGACTCGTGCAGGCACTTTGAAGTTGCAGGAGGATGACAAGGGTTTGATGGTTGAGGCTCAACTTCCTGATACTCAGGCTGGCCGTGATGCTGCAACTTTAATCAAGCGTGGAGATGTGAATGCCTTCAGTTTCGGTTTCCGTGTGCCTGAGAATGGTGATGAGTGGCCTAACGCTAATGAGCGTGTTTTGAAGCGTGTCAACATTCATGAAGTTTCTTTGGTGGCTTTCCCTGCTTACACTGCGACTGAGGGAACTGCTAGTGTTAGAGCTATGAGTGAACTTGCAGATAAGATTCAGAGACTTGCTGAGATTCGTGGTGTTTCTGCTGAGGAATTGACTGATGCTTTGTTGGCTTTGGAGTCGGGTGATGAGTTGACTGAAAGACAGGGTGAATTGTTGACTGAGACTTTGGGTAAGGTTTTGACTAAAGATCCAGAGGTCACTAATCCGGCTGCGTTGCTTGATTTGAAGAAGCAGAAACTTGACTTATTGATGAAACGCATCTAATCTATAGTTGTAGCGGGTTTCTCCTTTGTTACCTGTTGCTAAAAAAAATGAGCTAATTCTTTTCCCCTGCTTCCCCTGGCAGGGGTTTTTGTTTATGTATATTTGTGCTGTATAGACTTAATTTATCAGCGTGTTTATCCCTGATGTGATTATGTGAGTTTATCTCTGAATCAAAAAACTAAACCTTTATTTATGTTCTTGAAAGGAACAAACCTTAT